GGTACTCTCACTGTAAACAGTGGTGTCACAGTTACCGTACCTTCTGGCGCAAGATGGGTGGTAGTGTAATGGCTGTAGTAATTAACGGAACAACAGGGATTGACAAAGTACAAGACGGTTCAATCGGAACGGCAGATATTGCCGCAGATGCAATCACGCCCGCAAAAATTGATAATAGCGTTATTCTTGGTAGAAGAAATATCCTTCGAAATGGTGCAATGAGACTTAATCAAAGAAATGGGAGTGGTAGCACAGCCGTCACTACTAGTGTATATTCTATGGATAGAATAAAACATAATGTTGCTGGAAGCACCGCTTCTAGATTTTCTATTCAAAGATTAAGTACTACCCCGCCGCCAGGGTTTACTCACTATTATAGGCGAGAGTGTACTACTGCTGAATCAATTCAATCTGGAACACAGTCTTCTTTTGACGATCACAGAATAGAAGCAGTTGATCTGTCACAACTACAGTGGGGAGACAGTTCAGTCTCAAAATCTGCGACTCTTAGTTTTTGGATAAAGGGAAATGTTACAGGAACATATGTAGTGTGGTTTTATGCGCCGGAAGGTGGCAGCGCAAAAATGATGTCAAAAACTTATACAATTGATGCAGTTGATACATGGGAATATAAAACAATAACTATTCCTGCTAGAGATGATGTTATTATGCCCAATTCTACAATTGCTGGACTGTATGTTAGGTTTGTATGGAACACAGGAACAGGAAGTACTTCTGGAACTGCAAATTCAACATGGGGAGCAGACGTTACTACAAATAGATATGTTGGACAAGGCGTCAATTTAGCATCTGCTACTGGCAATTATATAGAAATGACAGGGACACAACTTGAAGCTGGAGATGTAGCTACGGAATTCGAACATCGAACCAGAAGTCAGTATGAGATAGATTGTATGAGGTATTATTATAGTGTTGAAGTTAATGGTGGACGGTGTGCATTTGCGCCTGGATATTTTTCTTCTACAACATCTGTACGTTGGAGTGTATTCACCGTAGTACCTATGAGAACTACTCCAACTTATTCTGAGTCTGATGTTCCACGTGCTGCAGATGCTGGAAGTCTAAGAAATATCACTTCTACTAGCGTATTAGGATTTGATAGAAATATGGTAAATTTAATTGGTGTTACGAGTAGTTCATCAGGCGCCAATCATTCCGCCAATGTAACGATGTCAGGCGATGTTTCTTTTGGTTTGGATGCGGAGTTATAAAAAATGGAAAAGGAAATGAATATTACAAATGCACAATATATGAGATACGATGAGTATTATAATGTCTCCATTATTGCAACAATAGATGGCCAAGTTCTTGCTGTTCCATTAGACACCACTAACAGACATTATGCAGAAATCATGCGTCAAGTAGAGGCAGGCGATTTAACCATTGCAGCTGCAGACTAAATAGTATAAAGAAAATAGGAAAAGATATAAATGAGTAACATTGTCCTACAACCAAATTCGAGTGGAACTGGTAGCATTACCATCGCTACTCCTAATACGAATACAGATAGAACTCTGAACATCCCAGATGTTGCAGGCAATCTTGTTACAACAGGTGACAGTGCTACAGTCACAGATGCAATGATGCATGGTTCCTTAAACTTGTCTGCAAAAACACTAACTATGCCTACTGGGCATGTTATTCAACAAGTTATTAAAACTTCTGGAACAGTTATTACAGTAACAAACAGTGCCACGCTAACAGCCTTCGGATTGACTCAATCATTCACTCCAAAATTTGCAAATAGTACTATATTTATAGTAGCAAATATTGCTGCAGAACATTACGGTTCTCATACAGATAGGGGTTTACGATTTGAGTTTAGAAAAGATAGTTCTCAAATTAGATATTGGCCATATATGGATTACCATAGTGCTGATAACTCTCAAAATATTAGTACTCAAACTCTTCTTCATAGTGAAAGTGCTGGAAGTACTAGTGCAAGAACTTATGAAGTTAGGTTTTGTGCTTCATCAGGATCAAATACTTCAAGTAGAGTGAATAACTACAACGGGCCATCAAATATGGTTATAACAGAGATTGCTGGTTAAGATGTTTAATAAGGAAATAATAATATGATTTATAAAGATGACGCTATATTAGCATTACGTCCTGGCGCCAGTTTTAAAACCGTTGATGGTGTTGTTGAGTGGTTGGACGAAACTTTAACAGAACCAACTGCTGATCAGATTACTGCAAAGTATAATGAACTAGTCGCTGCCGAACCTTTGAATGAAGTAAGAGTTGTTCGTAATAGACTTCTTGCAGAAACAGATTGGGTTATCACTATGCACAAAGAGTTAGGAACAAACATTCCTGCTGCTATGAAAACATACAGACAAGCTCTTAGAGATATTACAGATAGTGCAACATCACTAGATGATGTGACTTGGCCGGAGAAACCATAATGAGTACAATTCAAACAAACGCAATCATTGATGCCTCTGGTGGTAATACTGCAACAGTAAACGGTGTCAGACCAACTTCTGATTCATTAAAAGGACGCAATCTTTTTCAAAATGGAGATTTCCAAGTATGGCAGAGAGGCACCTCACTTACACATAGTTCTGATCAGTATCTTGCTGATAGATGGAAGGTTACGCCTCCAGGCACTGCAAATACTACTTCTCAACAGATTTTTGATACTACCTTACAACAGAATACTTTGAAAATAACCATCAACCAAGCGGGATATATTCAGTTTCAACATGGCATAGAAGGATTTAAGTGGGCACACAACAAAGTAATTACTGTTAGTTTCTGGGCAAAAGCAGACACAAACATGCGATGTACTTTTAATAAACGTCTTTATCATGCTGGTGGCAGCGTTGTTTTGACTACTTCTCCTGTGCAAAGTATTACAACAACATTAACTAAATTTACTGTAACTTTTCCCGCTGATGATTTTAGTAGTTATACAGAAGATGGGTCTTCTAGACTACAGTTCGGGTGGACAGTAAATTCTCCATCTAATGGAAATTTAGCTTCTGGAAATGATTTTTATATCGGACAAGCTAAGGCTGAAATTGGAGATGTTGCTACTTCTTTCGAATCTAGATCATATGGAGAAGAACTAGCGCTTTGTCAGAGATTTTATCATAGAATAGACAGCATCGGTTCATCTGATGAAAGAAATATTGGATTTTCTAGAACCACCAGCGTATGCTGGGTTTCCTATCAGTTTCCAGTAAAAATGAGGATAGCCCCAGTAGTCGAAACTTCTGGAACGGCATCACATTATGCAATCAATATAGGGGGAGGTACGCAAGATTGTACAAGCGTTCCTTCAAATAACTCTAGTGGGCCAACTGGTATAATGGTGGGTTGGACTTCATCTGGCAACTTAACTGTTGGACAAGCAAACGCTGTCAGGTTCGCAAATCAAAATGCATTTATAGCTTTTCAGTGTGATTATTAAGAGGATATAATAATGTTAGATTTAATTTTTGAAAACCCAAAGTATTACATCATAGATGGTGATAATAATAGAAAAGGAATTACAGCTGTAGTGAATGATATTCATACCTCTTTTCTCTGTCGTGAGGGAGATGAGTATTACGATGAAATCATGCGTCAAGTAGAGGCAGGAGACTTAACTATTGCTGATGCTGATTAAGTTATGATATGTCTGATAATTATGAACACTACCTTGGAAATCCACTACTAAAAAAATCTAATGTCCCTGTAAACTGGACAAAAGATAATATTTTAGAGTATCAGAAGTGTATGGAAGACCCCATATACTTCATCAAAAACTACATCAAAATTGTATCACTTGATGAGGGACTAGTTCCCTTTGAACTCTATGATTTCCAAGAAGATATTGTAAACACAATACACAACGACAGGTTCACTATCTGTAAGTTGCCTCGACAGTCTGGTAAGTCTACCACACTTGTATCATATGTGTTACATTATATCCTATTCAATCCAAACATGAATGTTGCAATCCTCGCCAACAAAGCTGCGACTGCAAGAGATATTCTTGGACGTTTGCAACTTGCATACGAGAACCTACCCAAATGGTTACAACAAGGAGTTGTGTCTTGGAATAAGGGTTCAGTGGACTTAGAGAACGGCTCTCGTGTTGTAGCATCATCCACATCATCATCTGCTGTTCGTGGTGGTTCTTACAATATGTTGTTCCTAGACGAATTTGCATTCGTTCCACAGAACGTAGCAGAGGACTTCTTTAGTTCTGTATATCCTACAATCTCATCTGGTAAGTCTACTAAAGTTGTTATCGTATCAACTCCAAATGGTATGAACATGTTCTACAAGTTGTGGA